AAGTTTTTTTCACTCATGACATTTTCGAAAGTAAAGATGACCACAGAAACTTCCGAAATGTCTTTGAAAAAAGTGCTCTTTGACCCAACAAACGAAATAAGAATTTTAAACCATGAAGAAGCAGACAACACACTCCTTGTTACAATGATGATTATTCACGAATTTGCTGATGAAACTACTCGTTCCGCAATGACCCCCCAAATCGTAAAAGAAAAGAAAATCGAACTCGACCAAACATTGTCCTCAATTGTAGAAACGATCAGTTCAACGTTCGTTGACAAGTATGAAGAAATTTTGAAGAAAAACGCTGAATTAGGCAATCCACTGTCAAAACATTCCAGACATGTTACTTCCATCAAAACTTGCATTCCAGGACTTGAAACTCTGTACGTTGAGAAAGATAAACTAGACTTGTTAACTAAGTTGTATTCTATCGACAAAAAAGCAAGTGCGAAATATCCCTTAACCGATTTACTACAAGGCAAATTTTTTGGAATCGATATCGACCAACAAACTCTTGACGGATACACAACTGTTGCAATCGCCATTCTTGAAATTGCTGTTTCAATTCTTACCATTTATAGTATTTACGGTGGAGTAATTTTCAGTGTTTTAGCAGTCATGTCAGATAATAATACTTATATTTTCACTTTAGGATTAATTTTGCATGGTATTGTTCAGGCAGTAAAGATATATTTGCAATCGCGTGTTGAACCGAAACAAGTTGAAATGCCAACTTACGTTGAAAAGTTGAAAAATGATGATATTAAAGACAAGTTGATTGAAAATAGTATGTTTGTATTTGTTAAACGTCCAGAACCTTCACTTTTTGAAAAGTTTGAAATTGACATGAAGGTGCATACTCATAAATCATCCGAAATTCAGTCATTCAAGAAAGGATTTTCAAACTTACTACCTAAATTGTTGCGTATTTGCGAAATCAAGAAAGACGTTGAATATGTAGGATATATTGATGGAATTACAAAGGATGAAATGATCGGTGCATCAGGTAAGAAACTATCAGCATTGGAACGTCGTGCAATTGGAACAGATTACGACCAAGAGAAAAACATTTTGATGATCAGTCACCCTATTCTCCGTGATGTTTGGAAAAAGTTAGATGAAATTAATCTTCTTGAAAATGGTTTATTGTCCAAGGCGAATTTTGCCAAGATACCAGATGATCTGTCAACTATCAATTTTTCGGATTCAAAGATTCTGTTCGAGTACATTTCTCAATTTCTAGCAAATGTTGATCTTCGACATGCTATTCAACTATCATATAATTGGAAGAGTGCAGCTACTGAAAAACGTCCCTATCATTATATCAAGGAAGGTACAAGTGTGAATTTTTATGATCCTGTGTTCGAATGTTTCTATCCTAATCATTTCATCAAGTCTGTGAAACGAGATGCTATCATAGTTGATGACTCAAAATTCGTTAGCTACGCTGAAACTGAAAGCTTTGGTAGATACGTTGATAAACATGAAGATTACTTATACAGTCAAACTGATGCTTATTCAATCCTTAAATTTTTGAACGATGGCCACAACTCATGTGGATGCGCAGATCATTTTGCTTGTTTCATTTCTGATTACCTGACATCAATTGACGTACTGAACCACATGAAGGACTCGCCATTGAGTAAAACTGAATATCATCTTCGTCAGGAATACGAAAACTTGTTCAAGAAAACGAAAAAATTTGAGTTGTCTAAAGTTGCGATTCATGAACATTCTGAATACCTTGCAAGCTTAGCATACAATGAAGCCTTTTTCAACATTGATTTTTGTTTCCTCGAAGATTGCGACACGCATTCAATTGTAATTCGATTTCCAAAACGTAAACCTTACTTCCGTTTCAAAGATGATGCGTTAGAAAAATTGAACGTACTTTCACTCTACGATTTTGTGATTCAGTGTAACCATGGTGACATTTCAACAGCTAGTCGAATTGGATGGAATCTGGTTGATCTTGACAACTTTGGATCAGATGATGCTATTTCCAAGCTCGGACGTCGACCAAGTACTAAAGTTCGTCAATTCACATACGATTTAATGATGGTAACATTTGTCGGTTCAGTGACTCAATATGTTTGCCCTGAATGGATTGGTGAGACATTGACTATGTATGAAGAAAAACACGAAGGTTCATCCCTGTTTGAAAAATCTACTTTGTTTTCTAACATGAGCTGTGTTCAAATCGCTGACTTGCATTGCTACACATTGATTGAATGCTTTAATAAGAGTTCTAATAAGTTAACTTCTTTCATGGAAGGTATAATTTGCGCAATGTCATCAGATCTTGAATTTTCACCTTTCAAAAATACCGTTTTGAACAACCTAAGAAGATGTACTCACACTCATGACGCTTCCAACTCAAAGTCAGTTACTTCGGTACTACCTGGTAAACATAAATCTTTTCGAAGCTTCCTACGATCTTCTCGATCAAGTGACGTGTATGACAAAATTGCCAACTGTATCACAAGGAAACAACAAGGAATGTTCACACGCTCTGAAATGTGTATGCATTGTGACGTCGGAAAGTTTGGAAAGTTGGGAATTGATGATGATGAATGTGACGTGCAAGACCTTATCTCAAACAAAGAAGAACTCTACAATAATCATCCCTGTGCGCTACGGCTTAGAAGTGTCGGACATTTTGTCTACGGAAAACATTTTAGATGTAAAGCATGTCGTAACAACTACAGAACTAGCTTCGAGCTTTCCCTGTGTCAATTGGGACATCAAGAAACAGCAGCTGAAACAGTTAGATCTAACGCGCTTACTAGCCAATCTCGAACAAAATTTTAACTCATTATCGCGTGATGACCCTCTTCGTTTTCGGTATAACTATAACCACACCAATCTTCATATTTTCAATCGAGTAATTGATAGTAACAAAGACGTTATTTCTGATCTTTTTGGTGATCCGTATGCTATATCTAGTCATGCAATTAACAATGTATCTATCAGTCCATCAATCTCGTCAGACTCTCGCCATACTGAACGAGCCAATCTGATCAAACACATGACTTTCGGAAGTACGCTAGGAGTTATGCTTTGCGTTAGAGAGAATGTTATCCCTGGCTGCAGGCGGGGGCGCGTTAGCCGCGGGGCGCGCGTTCCTTAGATGCGGGGGGGAGTGAAACAGCTATTGTC